CATAATAGGATTATTTATATTTGTTTTATCTTCTCCAGTATAACTATCGGCGTCTGCTGATTTAAAAAAGCCCATTTTACTTGCGCCTACTCTTGCGGCAACCAGTTCGGCTTCCATATAACCATCTAACATTTTTAAATCTTTCAAACACGATGATAAAGGAGGTACGCCTCTTGTTTGATGTGGTCTTTCTTGATGGTAAAAATGAATAATCTCGTTAGCTGGTACAATATTATATTTTGTACCCGCATAAGAAGACGCACTTAAATTTAGATCATCGTTTGGGTGTCTTTTTAATAAATGATAATTTATTGGCTTACCAAACTTATTAATTTCAATTCCCATTCTAACTTCATTACCATTTGGTAAAACATTATTTAATTCTGGGTCCAGAAAATCAGCTTCAATAAATTCGATAGCAAATTTATAAGGATTATCAAAATTTTTAATAACTCTAACTAAAACTTCGCCATCTCTTGCAAAAGTTTCAGCAAATAATCTTTGGTAATCTACCCAACTCGCTTTGCCATCGGCACTACATTGATAACCCCATTCTTTCCAGCGTTTTTCGATCATATTATTAGCAAATGAATCGAGTGCGCCATTTGGATCCCTACTTCTTACTTGAAGATGAACTCCTTTAGCACCAATAACATTATCTACATAAACATTTATAAATCTTCTCGCATAAGCGTTATTTCTTGCTAAATCCCTTGATCTATTTCTTAAAACTCTTAAACTTTGTTTAATTTCAGTATCAGCAGATTTTGATGTTTGCGTAAAATTACTTAATAATCTACTTGTGCTAGCACCAGAATAAAAAGACCTTTTCTTTCTTCTTCTAAATAAATTTATAATTTGTTCAAGATATGTCATTAAATTCTACTTTTATTAATCTGCCTGAACCTTCTTTATTTCCAATTCTAAATTCGGCAACTTCTTGTTTATATTCCGCCCTATAATAATCTCTCCATCTTAATAATTCCTCAACTGTTAATTTATTTAATGATCTACCAGCTATTGAATAGCTTGAAACATCTGCATCTGCCCTGTTTTCTAATATGCTCTCGATTTTATCGAGCATGACTTTGGCGTGGCTTCGAGTATCTCCAGTAGTTGCAAAAAAATTATCCTTAACAGTTATCTTTCCTGAATCTATAACTAATTTTTCACTATCACTATCTTGTATAACTTTTAAAACCCATTTATAATCTCCAGCAGTATAACTAGCTGTTGCTGAATCATCTAATGTAAATGTATATTCTGTTCCTGACTCTGTAACTGTTGCTGAAAATCTTGTTGAACCATTACTTTCTAATGATGCTTCCCAAACCATTGAATAGCTTGATGGTGCATAGTCAGCACCTATATCAGTTCGTTTCCAAACAACAGTTTCGCCTTTATAAAAATTTATTGGTTCTTTTTCTGGTGTATCTGTAAATAAATTAGCCATTAATTTTAATTATTCCATCTCCGAACAAAATTACTATTCTTTGTATAATGTTTCAACCTATTTGGATTGACTTTATTAGGATTGTTTGTTTGGACTTTTTTTTGTCTTTGAGCAATCGTATTCAAATCAGCATTTAATAAAATAAAAGCTGACACTGCATATACTCGACAGTCCAACGCTTCATTTCTCGGTCGCATAAGTACCCATTCTCTTTTTTTAAATCCTCTACGATATTTTGTAATAATCTTTTCTGCTGTTAGTTGTCTAAAATATTCTTCATTATAACGAATAGGAAAATGACAGTAACCAGCACCAAAATCCTTTATTCTTAATCGTGAATATATCAATTCTTTAGCAGTATCAACGCCAATAGAAAATAAAGGTACCTTTGCTATATTATTTCTATTAGGTCTACTTGCAATAGACCTACCCTCTCCACCAATACCTTTAATCGCAAATACTCGTCTTGCATATCTTGGTTTACAGAACTTATAAACCATATTTGTATGGTGTCCTGAGTCAACACAAACAGATACGATTTTTAATTTAGTTTTATTAGGTAGTTCATAGGTTTTAGTTAAAACCATATCAAGTTCTTGCCAGATATTATTAGCAGACGGATCTCCAAATATAATATGATAATCAATACTCCACGTTTCCTCTTCCAACCCCCAACCAACAACCTCTACCTCTATTCGATCATCTTGAATATCAACTCCAGCAGTTAATAAAACAATATCATTATGTATTTGATAATCTTCTCGCCTTTCAAATAACCCAAGTTCATCAACTCTTTCGCCCTCATCTTCCCAACTCTCTCCAAGATAAGTATTAACAAATACCCTTAATGTTTCAGGCATTTTTTTAGCCATCAGGAATTCTCTGACAGCTTCCTCCATTGTAACCCATACTGAATAAAGACCATTCAGGAAAAAACCAGCCCTACCATTAAACTTCTCGGTTGCTTTCCATTTACCTTTACTTATATTTTGAACTCTTTGAAAATCAGTCCAAGCTATATTACAATGTTCGCAAATATATCTAACTGTATCTGGTTTATTCTTTTCCCATTTAACATTAGCCCATTTTAATGCTTGTTGCTTTCTACATTTATGACAAGGAACATAAAACTTACGTTGATCGCTACGTTCATACGCTTCTTCAATCGCACTTGCACCTTTAACAGTAGGAGTGGAAGTCATAATTAACTTACTATCCCAAAAGGTTGCACTTCTTCGTTTAGCTAAAGCAACAGGATTGCCCTCTGTTCCAGCAGTTGGTGGATACCTATCTATCTCATCGCATAATACAATTTTAATAGGTCTTGAAGCTAAAGACGCAGGACTATTTGCACCACAAGCAGTTATATGACCTCCATCAAATAGTTTATGTAATACAGTATTACCTGAATCTTTACTTTTCACTTCTGCAACTCGATCTTGTAAAATAGCACTATCCCTAATCATAGGTGCTAGTCTATCTTGCGACCAAGCACGAGCCATCTCTAATGTTGGCTGCACCATTAAAATAGGTGCTGGTGCATACGCAATATAATAGCCAATAGCATTAAGTAATATTTCAGTCTTACCGATCTGTGAACAAGACATCACTACAACTTCCTGATTTGCTGGATCATTAATGCTATCCATTATTTCTTTTTGAAAGATAGCCCTACTGGTTTCAAACTTACCAGCTTCACTACTGCTTTCAGTAGATAAGTGTCTAAATTTATCTGCCCACTGGCTTATCGTTAGATGTGGAGGTGGCTTTATTAGATTCATTGTTTTTTGCCACACCTCTGTCATCGCTTGAGATTTCATAAAGTGCCTCATATAGTTTATCTTGTAATATTAATTTTATTTCGTTAATATTTTTAACTGTAACAATAACTGGAGCAACCTTATTTGGTATTGTCAACAATTTTTGTTTTACTTTGTTTATTAATTCTAGCCAAGTGTTTTTTACTTCTTGTTTCGGTATTAATTCGCCTGTTGCCTTCATTTTTTCTATTTCTGCTATTTCTGCTTTGGCTTTCATAAGTTTATTTTTATTTTTAATAACATCTTCGGCAGTAAAATCTCCACCAGCTTTAGCTTTCAGAAAATCTATATAACCGTGAACACTACTAATCAGATCATACTTACCTCTTTCAGCTTTAGGTATAATATCATCTTTAGCTAACTGTTGAACTCTGCGTTCTGTCAATTTCAGTAGCTTTGCAATAGCGGTAATATTAAATGAAGTTGCCATTAAGGAAAAAACTTCCCAGTCAAAGTATTTTTACAGTAATAAGCAAAAACTTCCTTACCTCGATAACGTACTCCATAAGGTAATTCGTTTATAATCGTATTATTTTCCAAACCTGTATAGCACGACATCTCAGGTAACATCATTATCGGTACTTGCTTCACAGTATAACTAGCACCTGACTGTACGATCATTAAAAATAAAGTAATAAATTTCATTATCATCTTCCTTGTCCTCTATATCGTTTCATCTTTTTATGCTTTGAATGTCTCCCTTGACGCTTTTTTTTAGTCTGTTTAGTATGAATATATCCATACGCTTTAGGTTTTTTTTGTGTCATCACTTAACTCATTAATCTTTTTATATGCTCGTCCTAATTCTCTATCCTTTTCTAATATATCTATTTGTGCTTGTTCTCTTACCAACGCCATATCCTTTTTTAATGTTCCAATCTCTTTATCAATGCGACTTTTTAAAGTAACCATATAACAAATATCATCAATTTTTTCTTCTATTGATGCCTCAATCCATTCATTAATAGATTTAGTATTATCATTCATTGTCTTTTTGAATTTTTCCATTCCTTGTAAATGACGTTTAATAATTCTATCTAGAACATCATTAATTATAGGATCGTCTGTTGGTTTAAATATCATTTTTCTATTACCCACCCTCCAAAGTCTCCATACTTGAACCAGCGTTTAATTTTAAACTCTTTATAGTCTTTAGGATTAAAAGGTATCTGTACTCCAGCTAAACTTAATTCTTTTACAACAACATCTTCAGTAGATACTCCACTTGCAATTTTATTTGCTAAAATTAAACGATACATTACTGTACCGAAATATCCACCCTCGTTAATTTCTTTATCAAAAATTATAATAGCCCCTCCCTTCATTAACTGATTATAAACTTTAGTTATTAATTCAATTCTTT